TTTACGGCACATTTTTTTTAAGCCAGCACCAGTGCTGGCGCAGGTCGGAACTCCTGATGCACCTGCATGAAAAGAGACACATCAAGCGGGCAGGCGTGGCGGGGAGAGCATTGCGCGCATCACTAGTTGAAAGTGTTTTTTTCAAAGGATATCTTATCGATAGGATAACTGAACCGCTTTTCTACGGTTAAACTTATAAATTTTGGTGAAAAGATGAACAGCTTTTTCTATGAACAATCTGGATTAAAGAGTGCAGATAACTCTGCTCTTATCGATGAAATCGCTTACTACTCGGAGACACATCAACAACAAATTTACATCTTACAAAATGCTCTAGGTGATAGCAGATACGATTATGAATATGAAAAATGTTTTGTAATGCTCTCCCCTGGATATAAAATTGTATTTTTGAATTTTGGGGAAAATTCCTCAGGATTTGAAGATTACATCGAAGATTTCATGGAAGATCTTGGTTCTATTTCAGATAAATTCAACTATAAAAACACTATAGGTCGCCCGCGTGAATGGCGACGTGATTTGATTGAAATTATAGAAGATGCTCATGATATTGATGATCTTGAGGATTTCTTTAATGATATAAAAATCAACGATGGATTGTTAAAAAAGAAAAGTGAACTCATCATTTCACTACTGACCGGTAGTATTAATGACATCGATAAAGTAAAAGGCAATGTTCCTGATAACATCCTAGACAAAGTCAAACAAAAAATAATTCTTTTCGATGGTGAACAGACAAGATTCGTTTATCAGGCGTTTGATAAAAAACTGGTCAGAATACAAGGGCTTTCAGGAACAGGGAAAACTGAGCTTCTGTTGCACAAATTAAAAGAAATTTATTTAGATAAGGATGATTTGGACAGTAGAATAATCTTCACTTGTCATAATAAAATTTTAGCTGACAACATGCGAAAAAGAATCCCAGAGTTTTTCAACTTCATGAAAGTTGAACAACAAATTAGTTGGAATGAGCGCCTATGGTGTGTTAGCGCCTGGGGTTCACAGGGTAATGCAAATTCAGGAGCTTATAGATACATTTGTGCATTTTATAACATCCCCTTCCAACGCTATGGTTGGAATATGCCCTTTAAGTCAGCTTGTAAGATGGCATTGAATGCAATTGATGAAATCCCAATTGACGAGTTCAAATTCGCATTTGATTATATGCTCGTTGATGAAAGTCAAGATTTCCCCGATAGTTTTGTTGAGCTATGTGCTAAAGTAACAAGAAAAACAGTATACGTTGCTGGGGATATTTTTCAGAGTATTTTTGATAGCAACATTTCTAACAAGGTTGAATCAGACTTTACTTTAAGTAAGTGCTATCGTACAGATCCGCGAACGTTGATGTTTGCACATGGATTAGGAATGGGCTTATTCGAAGATACCCCTTTGACTTGGCTATCAGATGAAGAATGGAACGCATGTGGTTATATTGTAGAAAGAGTTAGTCGTGGTAATAAGCTACGATTAAAAAGAGAGCCACTGAGAAGATTCGAGGATGTAACCGATGCGAACATTCACAGCGTAGAATTAGCTAGGACAGTCGCTCAAGATGCCACAGCAGTAGATATTATAATTGATTTAATCGATAGAATTATCAGAGATAACCCTACAGTTTTAGCTGATGATATAGGCATCATTTTCATCGATGATGATAAGTCAGCTTATTCATTAGCGGATAGGTTGGAACATACAATCGAGCGTCGTTATGGATGGAATGTTAATAAGGCTTATGAATCTAAAGAGAAAATCCGAGACACACTCTTTGTAAGTAATAAAAACAATGTCAAGGGTTTGGAATTCCCATTTGTAATCTGTGTAACTGAAAAAATTAGAAACAGCCATAATTATAGAAATGCTCTTTATATGATGCTGACTCGGTCGTTTATAAAATCATATTTAGTTCTTTCTGACAGTCGAAATGAAGAACTCATTGAGATGATTGTTCCAGGATTAAATGAAATAAATGAAAAAGGTTACATGACGGTAACAATCCCACCTCAAGATGAGATTGATAAAATCAAAACGACTATATCCTTCGAACAAGGTAATGTTTCGCACTATGATTTCGTTGAGATGATTATGGATGAGGTTGGTGTCATGCCGGTATTACGAAGCCAGATTAGAGATGTTATAAAAATCATGGCACCTGAAAATTTTGATTATGAATATGTTAAGAGTTTGATTAGATCGAACTATGATGCATTACACATGAGCAAAAAATAAAATGAAAGTATATGACTTTTTACTTGATGATAAACAGGTGGATGTTATGTTCAAACCTGTTCGTAACAGAAAGCAAGTTATAGAGTTGTTGCTGCTTGCAATGAAGATTTTTTTGCTACAATCACTCCCAAGACCTGGGAAAATATCAGGTTTGTTAGAGTTGAGAGTTTCAAAAATGAGTCGTCTTTTTTTCTTTACTGAGAATAAACACTTCTCTATTGCCTTTCCTTTTATAGCAAAGATTAATGATGAAGGTCTTCTTGCCTTTTATAGCGACTCTGGATTTGAGGTGGATAGTAAGACGCTATCTGAAATAACATCCATCATTGACTCTGAATATAATTTCGACAATGGCAGCTTCAGTGATTTTTATGACTCCTTTGAGGAATCATTGGTCGAAAGCCCAAACTTTTGGAGTGTATTTCTCAAGCTCATGACTTTTGAGGAAGGCTACATCAGATACGATTATGATGAAGATAATGAAGATGGTGATCTACACCCGTTGAATCATCTCGATGTTTTTTACTCATCAAGACCAACATTCAAAATTGGATTAAGAGATCGTTATAAAGAAGATTCTCTTGTAGATTTAGTCAATAGAGAAACAAACTGCATGTATTTAGGTAGAGGATAGCCACACCATTATATGTAAAAGGATATCATCACCCAATTTATTGATGATATCCTTCTCGCTAACCTATCTATAATTCTAAAGAGTATGGCTTAAATTGGATTACCTCATCCCCAAGCCAATCATTAATGTCTTTAAATCGCTCCTGCAGTGGTGATAATTCATTACGAACAAATACCTTAGCCACTTTCTCAACATCCCCCAAAGACGCGATGTTTTCAGGCTTGCCCCCCATCAGCTGGAATGGCACGCGGTGTGCGTCGAGCAGGTCAGCGGCGCTCACTTTTTTGATGTTAAAGAAATCATCTTTCGTCGCGACTTCACTCAGTGGCACGATCTTGATGCCGTCAGGCTTACCGTTTGGCGCATAGAAAAACAGGTTTTTAAAATTGCCGAGTCCTTTCGAGTCACGCATGGCCGAGCGGAGCGCATCAACGTCAGTGCTGCTTTGCGCTGCATCGGTGACGTACATGATGTAACCCGCGTGCGCGCCGTTCTGGTAATATTTTCGACGAAACAGCGTGGCGGACTCATTCAGCCAGGCGGAATTGAGTGCGCTCAGGTATTCCGGCATGCCGTACAGCTCCTGATTAATATCAGGCTCAAGCAGGTGGTAAACAGAACCGGGTGCGAACTCGTGCGGTGTGGTAAAGCTCGGCACATACCAGTAAACATCCTCTTCGACGCCCCGGCGGGTGTATTTGGCCGGGCTGGTTTCCAGTTTAAGGAGCTGACCGGTGACGCTCATGCGCTTTTCAAGATACCCATTCGCAAACACCAGATAATCAAGCACAAGGCGACTGAAGTCCTGACGTGACAGCAGCGGATGCGGAATATAGGTGCTGACGATGATGTTACGTTTAACGTAAATCGGGGAGCTGTGATGCACGGCAGCGCGCAGACTTTTCGCTAGCCCCGAGAAGTTGACAGGCGGCTCGAACCAGCGGCCATTATGCACGCATTCGACATAGTCCAGGATGTCACGGCGATCGAGTACCGGCGAGGGCTCACCGAATGTGAAAGCCTCCATTTTTTGCGGTTCGGCGGTCATGCCGGCTGCTTTACTGGCTGCTTTGTTTTGGCGTTTTTTCATCTTAGTTGATGTCCAGAATTGAATGAGAGTGCATACCGCTACCGGCTGAGAGCGGTTCGTTTAACAGGGCGTGCATGGTTGCCCAGGCGATGTCCGCATGGCTGGCTTCTTCGCTGCGGCTGGCCTCGTAGGTCGCGCTGCGCCCGCTGCTGGTCATGGTTTTACGGATCGCCATGAATGACTGCGTGATGTCGGTTGCCCCGGCGTCGTATTCCAGACAGCCGCGGCGAATGGTGTCTTTCGCTTTCAGCACCATCGCGGTTTTCATTTCCGGGGTGTAGCGAATGGCGCGCGCTGCCGGGAAGAATGAGCGCACGAGCTGATAAACACCCTGGCCGATGCCGGTCGCATCGATACCGATATAATCGACTGTGTATTTCTCAGTCAGTGACCGAATGGCCTCGGCCTGTGCTGCAAAGTCCATCCCTTTCCACTGATGACGCTCAAGGATGCGGAACTTGCCACCGGCAACCACTGGCGGAGCCAGTACCGCGCAACCGGCACTGTCACCCGTGTGTGACGGGTCATAGCCGATCCAGACCGGACGCCAGTTAAATGGCCGGTCGGCAAACGGCTCGAAGTCTTCCCACTCTTCCATAACGTCGACCATGCAGCGCTGCAGCTCCTCGAACGGGAATACTGATGCCTTATCGTCGACAAACTCGCACATGAAGAGGTTGCGGAAATCGTCGGCGCTGTTTTCCTGCCGGAGCTGGTCGAGGTTAAACAGGGTGCAGCCACCTGCGAGCGCATCCTCAATCGTGACGATCTGCCGCCACTGACCATCCGGGCATAACACGCCACCGGCGAGCGCCTTATGGCTGATATCGATATCGACCCGCTCGGCTGCGCTGCTGCGCCCCCGGTTAAACAGTTCGCCTGACCAGAACGGGTAGGCACCGTGCGCCAGCGTCGAAGGTGTCGAAAAATAGGTTGTGCGCAGGTGTGACTGCGAGGCCATGCCCGAGGCCACTTTGCGCAGCCGCTGGAAATTGGGTATCCAGAAAATTTCATCGACATACAAATCGCCGTTATGACTCTGCGCCGTGTTTGAGTTGGTGCCGAGAAAAATCAGTTCTGCCCCGTTGTTGCCGATGACAATCGGATCGCCTGACAGGTCGACATCAACCAGACGGGCAAAGGCGATGATGTATTTACGGAATACGTAAGCCTGCGTTTTACTGGCCGAGAGAAATATCTGGTTCTGGCCGGTCTTCAGGGCACGCAGCAGCGACTCACGTGCAAAGTAGAATGTCGCACCTATCTGGCGCGATTTAAGGATGTGGCGGATGCGGTGGGCCATCCCTGCCCTGTGCCAGTTGAGCTGATACTCAAAGGACTGGTCCAGGAAAATCTCTTCAAGTTTCTCGATAGCCTCGTCGCTGAAGAAATTACGTTTCGGCTTGCGGCGATCCCCCTTGTTACGGCTGGCGATATTGGGGTTTAAATCCACTTCATTCCCGGTCTGGCCGTAGCGGTTAACCCGCGCAAGGCGCTCCATCTGGCGCGACAGAAAATCGGCGACCTTAAAATCATGCGGCGTCAGGTCGGGCTTTGCATAAAGCTGAATCAGCCGCGCCTCTAAGGTCGACTCAACGCGATTAATCGGCGCGGTTTCCTCCCATCCATCCCGCTGTTTCCAGCTCTGCACCGTCGGGCGTTTCAGCCCGAGCATGTCGCATATTTGCGGCACGGCGAACCCCTGCCAGTAAAGCAGGCGAGCCTGACGTCGCGGGTCATTCAAAAGTGAAAGGTCTGTTGAAATGGTCATGTGTGCCTCGTTTCCACTGTTACGAGGCAAGGCTAAGGAAATGGCGTGGCTTAATCGCTAAGCGCCTGTTGTGTCAGGGGTTGCACTTCTGCAACCGGTGGCTGATGCGGGTCGGAGTCGTGAAACTACAAGCGACCCGAAAACCCAACATCAGGACATCTGAACAATGGCAAAAAAAGTTTCTAAATGGTTTCGCATTGGTGTCGAGGGTGACACCTGCGATGGCCGTGTCATCAGCGGCGAAGATATTCAGGATATGGCGGACACGTTCGACCCGCGTGTCTACGGTTGCCGCATCAACCTCGAACATCTGCGCAGCGTTATTCCTGACAGCGTGCTCAAGCGTTACGGCGATGTGGTCGAGCTGAAAGCCGAAATCATCAGCGATGACTCTGCCCTCAACGGCAAAAAAGCGCTGTTTGGTAAAATCGCGCCGCTCGATGAACTGGTCAGCATGGTGCGTGCCGGTCAGAAAGTTTATACCTCGATGGAAATCCGCCCGAACTTTGCCAACTCCGGCAAAAGCTACCTCGTGGGGCTCGCGGTCACGGACGACCCGGCAAGCCTCGGCACGGAATATCTGGAATTTTGCAGCCGTGCCAGCCAGAACCCGCTCGCCGGTAAAAAAGACCAGCCCGGCGATCTCTTCTCGGTTGCCAGCCTCGCCGAGCTGGAATTTGAAGACGTTCCCGACACGATGCTCAACAGCCTGACCGCAACGGTTAAGGCGATTTTCAGCCGCAAGCAGGCCAGTGACGATGCGCGTTTTAACGATGTGCATGAAG